ATTGACACTCTTTCCCTACACGACGCTCTTCCGATCTGTCATAGAGGGCAAACATTATGAAAATAGAATTAAACAAACTTAATATAGAAACACTCAACGAAGAATTTTGTTATGCATATTTCAATGTGTATAACAAGCTACCTAAACCAGATAGGTTACCTAAAGACGAATTACTGGTGCAAATTAATCGTCTTAATCAAATCAAAAGGAAATAAATTATGAGTAACTTAGAGAAACTTTTACTAGCTCTAACCATTGTACAAGTTCCCTTTTTGTATTTAATTATGGAAGGTAAAATTTTTAATTATACAATCATGTAAAGGAGAAGACATTATGAAACCTATTAGTCACTTACTATTTAGTAGGAAGTATCCTATCAGCGATCCAAGTAGTTTAGTTACTGAAGGAAACAAATTGTGGTTATCTGATGATGTATATATCAAACGTGGTATACATCGTCAACGAACTTATGTCTACAATACAGATGTAGGACCAACAAAACCATACATCGAAATACCAGTGTTTAAACTTATATCTCAAGAGTATATTGATTATAGATTAGTTGCTGGTAAATCAGAAAATGCTCTTGCAGTATGGTCTGACTCTAGAATGTATACAACTAGAACACAAGCTATCAGTAAATATGCTAACTTTTTAGTACCTCGTGAAAGAAATCAAACTTGGTTCGATAGTAAATGTTTATTTGATGCTTTGTATTATCATTTAAATGATATACAAATGACATACAATGATGGTCGTCTTAAGTCAGGATTTAAAAATCATTTTATCAGACGTGTCAAAGGTTTTGCAGAACATAGTCATGCAACACAGACTATGCTTGACAAAGTAATTGAACACTTCAAACCTAAACAAAATGAATTGTTTACTGATGAACAACTACTTGCAAACCTTAATGATTATTTTGATTATGGTATTGAGTTATATCAATGTCCATTTACAAAAGAAATTAATACTTCTAGTCAATTTGATAGAGCTAGAATATCAGGTAAAGCATTAAAATATTCTTATGGTATTGACTTAAAAGATTATGGATATACTTACTGTCATGACTCTCATAACTATTTACTTGATGATGAGATTATGATTGATGGTGTGTGTTACAACAAAGACACAGTAGAAATTACAAATTGTGTAGAGTGTGGTGCAAAATGTGTAGTTCAAGATACCAGAGATGGTTTATGTGTCAATTGTTTAGAAGATAGTTATCATGTTCAAAATTATAGTATGCGTGTAGAAAATGCATTAGGGTTTGATAAAAATACACTTAAACGTAAGTCCGATCCATACTTAGGTATTGAGATGGAGTTTCAAGTTGACAATCGTAAACAAGGTAGGTTGTATGTTGGTGACAATCTAGCTGGACATGCTATGATGAAAGAAGATGGTTCTATCTCAAGTGGTTTTGAAGTAGTATCAAGACCAGCTAGTTATCTTTCTCATCTACATCATTACGATTCATTTCTAACTAATCTACCTGAGTATATACATCCACACAAATCATGTGGTATGCATGTACACATAAGTCGTACTGCATTCAGTACAATGGGTGCCGGTAAATTTGTAGAGTTTATGAATCGTGCCGATAACAAATCATTTATTAAACTGATTGCTGGTAGAGGTACTACTAACTATCAAAATGGTGATCCAGATTATACTATTAAGAAACCATTTCGTATGGCAAAACGAGGTGAGTATTGTAATAGATATAACTTTGTCAATCTAAATAATTCTAAAACAATTGAGCTTCGTATCTTTGCAACTCCAGCTAACAAGAAAGAGTTTCATATACGAATGCAATTTGTCAAGGCGATGGTAGATTATTGTAAGCCTGCCATACACGCTGTGCCTTATAAACAGCAAACACACTTTGAATCTTTTGTATCATGGTTAAACAACACTAAAGAAGAGTTCAAAGATTTACAAAACTTAATCAAGGAGTCAACAATATGTGCATAGCAATAATGAAATCAGAAAACAAAAAGATTAGCAAGACATCTCTTCAAAGATGTTATGATGCTAATCCAGATGGTGCAGGCTTTATGTTTGCAGAAGATAAAGAGTTACATGTTCAGAAAGGTTACTTTACTTTCAAAGAGTTTTACAAAGCATACAAGCCACACGAAGATAAGCAAGTGTTACTACACTTCCGTATCAAAACACATGGTAAGATTGACAAAGACAAACTGTCATCCGTTTCTTGTCAACGCAGGTCTAGGCTTTATACACAATGGTATTATCAGCGGCTATGGTGATGACAAAGAATCAGATACCATTGCATTCAATAACAGTATACTTAAAAAGATTGTTGCCAAACATGGTAACATAGGATTGTTTGAAGATCCAATGGTTGAGCTTATTGAGAATGTAATTGGTTATAGTAAGCTAGTCTTTCTTGACAGACATGGTAACTATCGTATCATGAATGAAGAGAAAGGTCATTGGAACAATGGTATATGGTACAGTAACAACAGTTACAAGAAACCTGAACCAGTTATGAGTAAGTATTATAACTGGGATAAATACAATAACTTCAATCGAAATACGCTTCCCTCACCAGTCAGCTCTTCCGATTGTAAACATAAAGAGGGTGATTGGATTGTATGTACTGAACAATATGTACATGGTAAAGGTGATAAGTCTCATGTTGTTAAGAAAGGTGAGTGGTTTGAAGTAGAACAAATCAAAGGTAAAAAAGCTACTATAGTTGATGGTGATTATAACACTCCGTTTGTTTTAGAAAACGTACCAGTATCTGTAATAGATAAGTGGGAAGATGCTGAAACATATAGTTGGAATAAATCCTTTGACTTTTAATTTATAATATGTTATAGTATTTATTTAAACGAGGAATAAGCACGAATGCCTTTAGGCAGTGAGTGCGTAATTGCGAGGATTTTTAATTTGAAATTATTTGTATATGGTACATTAAAAAAAGGCTTTGGTTTAAATAGTATACTAACTAACAGTAAATTTTTAGGAGAGCATATTACTAAACCTGGGTATTCTATGTCGGGAGTTTCATTTCCATTAGTATGGAAAGACAAAAACTCTGACTATAAAATTAAAGGAGAGCTTTATGAACCAACTAAAAGTGACTTAAGATTTGCTAACAACATTGAAATGGGAGCGGGTTATAATTTAGAAGAAATAGAAAAAGGAATCTATGCCTATATTTACCCGAACCCTTGGATAATGAAATCACCCCAAGTAAAATTAAATACTAATAAAAAATATTATGAATGGAGAAGTAAAGATGAGATGTATAGCGTGTAATAAATCTTTATCTGATTTTGAAGCTACTAGAAAAGATAGTACAACTGGAGAATTTATTGATATGTGTAATGATTGTTATATTGAAGTAGAAGAAGAGTTTGCTTCAATTGAAAGAGAAGATCTGAAACATGCTGATGATGAATCAGAACCTTCTCCTAATCAATTTTCAGGTAGTTAGTTACTTGTTCATTACGTACATAGTAACTTCAAAACCAAAACGCATTTCAGTAGCTTGAGGTGTAGTCCACATATTATAGTTCCTTTGTTATGTTAATCAGTAGAATAATTTTTTACTCTATCTAATTATTATACCATAGGTTTTTGTAAAAGTAAATAAGGATAATCATGAGTTTATTTTTAGGTCATCTACCATGCCCCAAGTGTGGTAGTAAAGATAATTTAGGAGACTATGATGACCATCAATATTGCTTTGGTTGTGGTTATTATGTTAAGAAGACAGACACTAATAGTCTACGAGCACGTATTAATAGACCTGTAATTCTCAATGAATTGCAGGGCATTACTACGACTACTGATATACCTCAAGAAGCTATGCAATGGTTATTGAAATACAACATAACTCAAAATGAAATAGACAAGTACAAAATCAAATGGAGTAATCCATCTAAAGTACTTGTACTAATTCAAACTAAAGACTATTGGCAAGGTAGAAACTTTGGATTTGGTAGTCAGAAATACAAAAGTAATGGTGTTAAACCCTTGACAATATATGGAAAAGGTGATACAATAATTTTAGTAGAAGATGTTTTGTCAGCTATCAAAATAGCTAGAACTAAAGATTATTCTGCATTACCTTTGTTAGGTAGTAATCTATCTAAAAAGATAGAGTCTAACCTAGCAGATAGATATTCAAAAATCTATGTGTGGTTAGACAGAGATAAAGCGAGACATGCTGTTCAAATTAAGAACAGACTAAGAAGTTTAGGGATAACTAGTAAAGCTATCATTACACCACTAGACCCTAAAGAGTATAATGAAACGGAGATTAATACATGGTTGAAGAGTTAATATTAAATCTATTTTGTTTAGACAAAAAGTACTGGACAAAATATTATAAGTATGTTAATATAAATTATATTAAAAATAATTATACTAATATATATAAATTATTTTTAGTAGTTGATAGTTATTATAATAAACATGATAAAGATACTATTACTAAACTAGAACTACTAATAGAATATAATACTAATTATTTATTACAAGATTCTGAAAGATCTGAACTATCAGATTTACTTGATAGAATCTTAACAGAAGAAATAGAAAATGTAGATAGCATTACAAATCTTCTTGAAGAGCACAGAAGAAGATCCCTTGCTGGTGATATAGCTAAACTTGCTTTAGATGTAGAAGAAGGTAGTGCTGATGTTAAAGAACTTATGGAAAAGTTTTCTAACTTTGAACATCAAGAAGTAGAAGTAGACCAGCCTGATCCAGTTAACATGGAACTAGCTGACTTACACAAAGCTCAGATAGGTACACCAGGATTGAGATGGAGACTGAACTGGCTTAACAAGTCTCTAGGTTCACTACGTAAAGGTGACTTTGGTTTCATTTTTGCTAGACCAGAGACAGGTAAGACTACGTTCTTAGCTTCAGAGATAACTCATATGGTTCAACATACAGATGGTGATATCATATGGTTTAACAATGAAGAACAAGGTAAGAAAGTTGCTATTCGTTGTTATCAAGCAGCACTAAACTTGACAAGTAAAGAATTATTTGATAGTATAGAAGATAATAGTACCAAGTACAAAGACATGACAGGCAACAGAATAAAAATATATGACTTTGAAGATTCATCTAGTACTGGTAGAATAGAACAGATACTAAAAGAATCTAATCCATCATTAATTATCTTTGACCAAATGGATAAGATAAAAGGATTCAAGTCAGACAGACATGACTTGCAACTAAAACAATTGTATCAGTGGGCTAGAGAGTTAGCTAAAACATATGCTCCAGTAATTGCAGTATCACAAGCTGGAGGTACTGCAGAAAATAAACTGTGGTTAACAATGGATGATGTTGATAGCAGCAAGACTGCGAAGCAAGGTGAAGCTGATTGGATACTTGGTATTGGTAAAGAACAAGACAACACAAGTCATATGAGATTCTTAAATATAAGTAAAAACAAATTACTAGGAGACTCAGATTCATTACCAGATTTACGACATGGTAATCAATCTGTAATTATTAAACCAGAAACAGCGAGGTATATAGACCAATGAAATACTTAACACTAGATGTAGAAACAACTATTAGTAATAAAGGTAATGCATTTGACCAGACTAATAAACTTATGTATGTTGGTTTGTCTGGTAAAAAAGTATATGATATTGAATACTCCGTTGACCCCTACAAGGAATTGCTAGAAGACATTCAAATCGCTGTGAATGATGCAGATGTGCTTGTAGGGTTTAACATTAAATTTGACTTGCATTGGTTACAAAGATATGGTATAGTATTCAAAGATAAAAGAATATGGGATTGTCAATTAGTACAATTCATACTTGACAATCAAGCTAATCCATATCCTTCTTTGAATAGAGTAGCAGAGTACTATGAACTTGGAACTAAACTAGATGAAGTAAAAGAAAACTATTGGAAAAACAATATAGATACTGACAAGATTCCAAAGGAAATCTTGGAAGAATACTTAATACAAGATGTAGAACTTACTGAAAAGATTATGTATAAACAAATGGAAGAGCTTGACAAACGTCCAGAACTAAAACGTTTAGTATCATTACATAATCAAGACCTAATGGTTCTGCAAGAAATGGAATACAATGGACTTAACTTTGAATATGACTGGAGTAATACACTTGGACAAGAACTCGAAGAACAAATTAGTAAGCTTAATAATAGATTACACAATTATCACAAGTACGATGATTTTAATCCCAATAGTGTGGATCATCTTAGTGCTTTCCTTTATGGTGGAGCAATTAAATCTAGGCGTCAGATACCTGCTGGAACGTATAAGACAGGTCCTAAAAAAGACCAGCCAAAATTTAAATGGGAAGATTACACAATTCCAATGGAAAGACGTGTGCCACCTATTCCAGGTACAGAGTTATCTAAAGAAGGTCTGTACTCAACTGACGAAAAGACTCTCAAAAGTCTTAAAGGAACTAAAGAAGCTCAAGAAATTCTAAACATATTACTTACTAGAGCTACTTTAGAAAAACGAATGTCAACATATTATTATGGATTGACAAAACTAACAGACCAGATGAACTGGACTAAAGGAAAAATACATGGACAACTAAATCAATGTGTAGCAAAAACAGGTAGGTTAAGTAGTAGTAAACCTAACTTACAGAACTTTGATGGAGAAATAAAAACTTTATTCACTAGTAAATTTAAGGAGACAGTATGACAAACGCCCCAGTATATTATGTAGTAGCATTAGTATTAGGTTTAGGTTTTGCTTTATCAATATATAGTGACTCAAATAGTGCTATATATTCTTGGGATCATCTTATTGCTGATGAAGCACCTTTACCAGAAATAGATGCAGTACCATTTATAGAGATTCCACCTTTACAGGAGAACTAAATGAAAACTGATTATCTTGTTCAAGAAGAAGATGAAGAAAAAGAAGCACAAGAAGAAGCACATAAACATTTTGTTAGTTTAGAATTTAGCCACTTAGTATTAACTGAAGGACCTACGGTAGCTTTAGGATTACTAAGTAATGAGGCTAGAACAGAACTATCACAATCAATTATTAACAACTATCATAAAAGATTAGTCGAAGCTAATTCAGGATTATAATATGTTACTTAATGCAGATGCAAAACAATTAGAATGGGTTGGAGCTACTTACTTATCTCAAGATAGCACAGCTATCAAAGAGATACTAAATGAAGTAGACCAACATTCTGATAATCAAAAAAGATTTGGATTACCAGATAGATTGACAGCTAAGACTTTTGTATTTAGATTAATCTATGGTGGGAGTGCGTACTCATACGCAAACGACCACAACTTCAAAGATATAGGTAATGAATCTTTTTGGCAGAATGTAATTGATGAATTTTATGTAAAGTACAACGGATTAAAAAAGTGGCATGATGAAATATTCTTTCGTGCAAAACGAGATCAATATTTAGTTATGCCTACAGGACGAAGATATGATTACAAGCCTGAAATAAATAGTCAAGGTAATGTAAAGTATCCTCGAACACGAATACTAAACTATCCTGTTCAAGGATTGGGTGCTGACTTAATGTCAATTGCTAGAGTATCATTAAGAAACAGACTTAAAAACAAACCAGGTGTTGAGTTAATTAATACAGTACATGATTCAATAATGCTTGACTTTGATGAAAAAGTATGGGATAATAATAGTATAGTCAAAGTAGTAGACAAATGTTTTAATGACGTACCTGAAAACTTTGAGAAGTTATTCGGAGAAAAATTCAACCTTCCCATGAGAGTTGAATGTCAAATTGGACCATCATGGGGTAACATGGAGATTATAAATGCAAATTAATGTAATTGATGTAGGTAGTTTAAATACACATTCTGCAAAGAATGGTAGGCAATATCAGTCTATTGAAATAACTTACAAGAATGAACAAGGTCAAGCTCAATCAAAGAAGCTAATGTCGTTCAGTGCACCAGATGTTTTTAAAGCAGCTCAGTCTTGGACTAAAGGAGACAGCGTTAACGTGGCTACTAAGAAAGATGATAATGGTTACTGGCAATGGACAAAGATACTTGCTGATGGTGAACTAGATACCCAAGCAACGTCAGGCAGTTCAGTCAAACCTGCTAACACAACAAGGGTTACAGGTAGTAATTATGAAACTAAAGATGAAAGAGCCGCTAGGCAAGTAATGATTGTACGTCAATCGTCTCTTTCTAATGCAGTAGCTACCTTTGCAGTTGATGGTAGTAAAGCTACAGCTAATGACGTAATCAGTCTAGCAAAGCTGTATGAAGGTTATGTATTGGGATCTGAAGTAACGACATCTATTGATGACTTACCAGACGATATACTAATCTAATGAAAGCACTAATTGACCATGATCTAGTGTGTTTTCGAAGTGCTGCAAGTGCTGAGAATGATGACTTAGGTATTGCTATCTATAGAGCAGAGCAATTGTTAGATAGTATTATTGAAAAAACAAAAGCAACAGAATACCGAGCTTTTCTTTCAAGTCCTACTAACTTTCGTAAAGATGTATTACCTACTTACAAAGCTAATAGGACAGCACCTAAGCCTAAGCATCTTCAAGCTCTTAAAGATTATGCACTAGAAAAGATGGGAGCTGAAACAGCTAGAGAAGGGTTGGAGGCTGATGATGAAATGTCAATAAATCAAACTGAAGATACAATCATTTGTACTCTTGATAAAGATTTATTACAAGTTCCTGGCAAACATTTCTCATGGGAAATTAGTGGTAAGAACTGGACAAGACCTGATAAATTTGTAGAACAAACAGAATTAGAAGGTCTTCGTCTATTCTTTGAACAATGCATAAAAGGAGATTCTTCAGATAATGTTGTAGGTATTAAAGGTTTAGGTGATAAAAAATCTAAACAAATGTTATCAGGTTGTGAAACACCTGAAGAAATGTTTATTATTGTGCAAGATTTATATAATGACGATAACAGATTTATTCGTAATGCATCATGCTTATGGATGAAACGATACTTAGAAGATAACTGGAAGGATAGATTTAATGAATTTCAAAAGCAAACTGGAGGAGAAAGCATGGAAGATCCTCAAGACGAATTTTCCGTCAGTTAAATATGAGCCAGATGTAATCAATTATATTCAACCTATTAAACATAGGAAATATAATCCTGATTTTAAAATGGCAAAGAATGTCTACATAGAAGCTAAAGGTAAACTTGATTTAGCTACTAGACAAAAGATGGTTTGGTTTAAAGAATGTAATCCTGAAGTCACCATAATATTCTTGTTTATGAATCCAGACAACAAGATAACCAAACGTAGTAAAACAACATACTGGCAATGGGCTGAGAAAGAAGGGTTCATGTGGCTAGACTTTAGAAAGGATTGGATAAATGATTATAAAAAACTTAGTAGAGAATGAAGATGGTAGTGTTGACTTTGATTTTAAAGTTGATAAAAATGAAAATGAATTTCTGATAAACTATGCAGTTAAAGCTTTAATGAGAGAAGGTATAATTAAAGCTACTGATGATGAAATGAATGAAGCTGAAATGAATATTAAACTTAAGGAGACATTACAATGAAGCATTTAGTAATCCCTGATACTCAAGTAAAGCCAGGCATTAGCCTAGACTACTTGCGTTGGATAGGACAATATGCTGCTGAAAAACAACCAGATGTAATTGTACATATAGGAGACTTTGCAGATATGCCTAGCCTTTCTTCATATGATACAGGTAAGAAATCATTTGAGGGTAGAACATATAAAGCTGACATACGTGCTGCATTAAAAGGAATGGAAACATTACTTGAACCTATCAAACGTTTAAATAAAAAACTAGCAAGATCTAAAAAGAAACTTTACAAACCTAAAATGGTGCTTACACTAGGTAACCATGAAGATAGAATTACTAGGGCAGTTGAGTATGATAGAAAATTAGAAGGTCTTGTAGACTTAGGAGACTTAAAATATGAAGAGGCTGGCTGGGATGTTATTCCTTATTTGGACGTTATCAGTATCAACGGCATTGCTTACTCTCACTATTTTGCTTCTGGTGTCATGGGTAGACCGATTACTTCAGCTAATGCTCTCTTAACTAAGAAACATATGTCTTGCTTTGCAGGTCATCAACAAGGTAGACAAATAGCTTATGGTAGACGAGCTGATGGTACAGAAATGACAGCTATTATATCAGGTAGTGCTTATGTACATGATGAAGAGTATCTATCACATCAAACTAACCAGCATTGGAGAGGAATTTATATGCTTCATGATGTTAAAGATGGTAGCTTTGATGAGATGGCAGTATCAATGAAATACTTAAAAGAAAAATTTGCTTGACTTTTAATGCAAAGTATGGTATACTATTATGAAAGCACCGGAAACTATTGATAATGAATAAAATATTATTTAGCAAAAAAACTGATAATTGGTCAACTCCTATTGATTTGTATAATAAATTAAACTCAGAATTTAATTTTACATTTGATCCATGTCCTTTAAATGCAAAATTTGATGGGTTAAGTATTGACTGGGGAAAGTCTGTATTTGTAAACCCACCTTATTCAAACATAAAAGGTTTCTTAGAAAAAGCACAAAAAGAATTAAATAAAAAATCAAACATAATTGTTTTTTTAGTTCCGTCTAGGACAGACACAAAATGGTTTCATGAATTTGTTTACCATAAAGCAGAGATAAGATTTATTAAAGGCAGGCTTAAATTTGGGGACTCTAAAAATTCAGCTCCATTTCCAAGCATGATATGTGTTTTTAAAAAGGATATGGTATAATATGGATAAAGCTAGTAAAAAACAAATAGGTGGGTCTCATTACAAAGATTATGAAATTCAACCTATAGAGTTTATACATAAAAATAACATACCTTTTATAGAAGGATGTATTATTAAGTATATTGTTAGATGGAAAGATAAAGGTGGTATTCAAGACCTAAATAAATGTATACACTACTTAGAATTACTAAAAGAACTACATAAGGACACTAATAATGATTCATTACGTAATGGTAATTAGTATTATGCTCACTCCTGTAGGTCCAAGTGATTGGAAATACATAGGACATTTTGTTAATTGTACTCAAGCCCATCAACATATGAAATTACATTATCCTGAAGCAACAGGATCACGGTGTTTACTGGAAGAATACATTCATTTACCGGATGATATCGAATATCAGTACCACATTTAATTGGAAAGGTCGGTCATACATTGCTAACTCGTGTAGGGAAAGAGTGTAGATCTCGGTGGTCGCCGTATCATTAAAAAAAAAAAAAACAAGATAAAATATAAAAAAGAAAAAAGAAGATGAGTTCACAATCCAAAATCCGAATTGCGTTTCGTGTTTTTAGGGAACAAGAACTTTGAGGTTTTTTTTTTTTTGGTGTTTTTTTTTTTTTTTGGGGGTGGGTCGGAAGAGCACACGTTTGAACTCCAGTAACGGCTAACACACGTATGCCATCTTCTGCTTGAAAAAAAAAAAAAAAAACAAAAGAGAATTAACAAGAAATAACATAACAA